CACCAGAGCCTCGCGGAAAGTCTCGTTTCAGCCGGGTTGGCCCGGCACTACAAAGGTGACGCCAAGCAGTCTTGGTGCGAATAAGGAACCTGACATATGCTGACCAAAGAAAAGATCGTTCACCTGCTGCATGGCAACCCTGACGCAGAAGCATGGGCCGATGCCGCGATGGAAATTCTGCCAAAATATGAGATCAACACGCCAAACCGCGTGGCTGGTTTCTTCGCGCAGTGCGGCCACGAAAGCGCCGGATTTAAGGTGTTGGAGGAAAACCTGCACTACCGCGCCGAGACGCTGGATAAAATCTTCCCAAAGTATTTCAAGAACGCCGGACGCGATGCAAGCGCCTATGCCAAGCAGCCTGAGAAGATCGCCAACGTGGTCTATGCCTCGCGCATGGGCAATGGCGATACCGCAAGCGGGGACGGCTACAAGTTCCGTGGCCGCGGGCCGATCCAGCTTACCGGACGAGACAATTACACCGCCTTCGGCAAGACCATTGGCCTGACGGCTGAAGAAGTCATCGACTATGTGACCACAAAGAAGGGCGCACTCGAGAGCGCATGCTGGTACTGGAAGAGCCGCAACCTGAATGCGGCCTGTGACGCCAACGACATCGTCAAGATGACAAAACTCATCAACGGCGGCACCATCGGGCTAGATGATCGGACCAAGCACTACAAGGAGGCGCTGGCGATCCTTGGTGGCGCAGTGCCTGCCGCCGCTCATGTGACTACGGCGGTATCTGAAACCCTGCGGCGCGGCTCTAAAGGCGAGGCCGTCAAGAAGATGCAGGCCAAGCTTGGTCTGGCAGCCGACGGGGACTTCGGCCCCGGCACAGAGGCGGCCCTGAAGAAGTGGCAGTCGGCCAACGGACTGACGGCTGACGGCGTGGCTGGGCCGAAGACACTGGCGAAGTTGCTGGGGTGAAAGACGGCTATCCCATAGCGTCTTGGCGAGTGACCAGAGATGGCCTGATTGTCTGGTTCGGCCAGCATCGGGCCATCATTCCATTTGGCCAGTTCGGCGGCCTTGTGCTGGCGCTGGCTGAGAGGATGAAAGATCGCGAGGGGCGCGCTGGTGATGATAAGCCGTAGCGCAGTCTGATCTTCGACCAACACAAGCCACCCGTGACGGTTTCTTGGATGTGTTGCGCCCCTCGCAATTCGTTTTAGCGGCTCAGTTTGTGGCCTGCAACCGCTTTTCGTTCTGAAGCCGCCGCAAGGTGCGCTCGACCGCCGCAGGGCTGGCTGACAGTTTGACCTTGGGCTTTGTCTCGCCGTCAGCGATGTCGAGCCACACTTTGCTCTTTGGGCTGACCCGCTGCGGCGAGAACGGGTGCATCGGCAGAACGATGCCGAAACGCTCACAGGCGGCTGCAATGCTAGAGCGGTGCATTCCGTAGTGTTCCGCTGTGAGGGTTAGGTGCCAGCCTTGGTCTTTGGCGGCTTGGATCATGTCGCGGGTAATCAGTCGTCTCGGCGGTGCCATTCGGCTTGGTCCTTTATTCTGTTGATGGTTTCTAGATTTTGACGGGCAAGATACTCGATCAGCAAAAGCTGTTCCTCAGTAACCCACCACGCAGGCAGCTTGACGTAGCCCGCAAGCCTCAACGCTCTCGCGCCGGGGCTGTTGGATGGGTCACGGGTCATTGCTTTTCTCAATCGTCGCTAGCGCCGCAAGCGCGTCGAGGTAGTAGGTGTGGGCCATGTAGTCGCCCTTTGCTCGGTCGCGGATGGTCTCAAACCAGTCCACCGCCGCCGCCAGCTTGTCGTTAGCCCCGCTCAGCGCAACGTGCATCTCGCTGTAGGTATTGTTTGCGTCAGCCAGCTTGAAGGCATAGTCATCTCGCTCCTTCTCCAACTCCTCCGCATAAGCCTCGGCCTCCTTGGCGTCAGCACGGGCGGCTTCGAGTTGCTCGGTCAGGGCTTCGATGCGGTCGGCGGCTTGCAGGCAATCGGCTCCGTGAGACGTCATGTCATGCTCCCCGTTCACGGCATCACGCAGCGCCTTCACCAGTTCTTCGTCAGTCATCCTATATTCTCCCAAATCTCAATTACTTTCACATCGCCAATCATGTCACCCAAGTCGCCAAAATCACCCAACTGCAAGTCATCCCCAAGCAGTATGCTTTTGAACCACTCAACAGAATCCAAGTCGTCCCCGTGCATGACATCATCTTCATACGTCAAATCAATGGTCAGTCTGATGGTTTTCATCCCCGTGGCCTCACTCTCTTACCTTCGGACGACGCTGCTTGCTGTCTTTCCAATCTACCGTCCCGATCTGCACGATGCCGGGGAAGTCGTCGACGCGGCGAACATCCGTTGGAAGGCGATACATCCAGTGTCCCCCACAGGTTGTTGCCTCAACGTCGCTGCAATGCACCTTACCGCTTTCATCCCGCGCCACCCACTCAACCCAATCAGGCAGCTTCTCCCATGCGATCACGTCTTGGGTCTTTGGTAGGGGGACGGTGCGGTAGATGTTGAATGATTTCCAAGTGGGTTTGGGGATAATTGCCCAAACAAGATGGGCCTCATAGGAAACCTTAAAGACCCCACCCGCCTTCTCATGCTCATGCAGCGCAGCCTTTTCCTCGTCGGTCAGCAGGCCATACGGCACTCGGTTGTTGGTCATGTCGATGGTCATTTCCGCCCCCGTTCCCAAGCTGCCCGCGACAGCCGATTGGCCAGCGCGTCGATGTCCTCGACGCTGATCTGGCGGTTCTCCACGATGGCCCAGTAAACGAGTGCCATGAACCGCCCTGCTGGCAGCACGGATGCCGCATTGCTGATCGCCAGTGCCGCCTCCGCATGCACGTCTCTGTGCGGCATGGTCTTTGGTTCCTTACGCCAGAACATCATGACGCCACCTGCAACAGATCCATCATCTCCAGCGCGTAGAGATCGGTATGCGGCAGCTTCATGCGGCGCAATTCGGCCTCAACGTCGCTCACATCTGCATCGATGAACTTGGCCAGTTCGTAAGAGGTGGCGGGGCCGTTGGCCAGTTCCTCGCGGATGCGGTCGGCCAGCGTTGGCTGCGGCAGCGGCCCTGCGTCTTCCAGCGAGATCGCCAGCCAAGGCGTCTTCTCCGGCTGGCTCATGTTCGGCACGATCTGCGCCATGATCTTTTGTCCGGGGCGCAGGCTGGCATCCAGCGCCAGCTTTGACGGGATGAACACGTTCTGCGTCATGTCGCTGGCCAGCACGGCGAAGGTCGTGCCAGTGGCGAGGCGGTTTGTTACGATAAGTTCAGTCGGTTGCATTGTTGGCTTCCATTGCTTTGAGTTGGTCTTCTGCGTCACGTTGATAATGGATCAGGATCATAATCTCTTCCCCGACCCATGACGGCCTGACGCCAGTGCCGTATCTCTTTTCTAGATCATCGATCTGCTCCTGCTTGCGGGCGATGTAGGCGCGGCATTCTTCTTTGGTCATTACATGATCCCCAATCTTTCCAAGGCGAAGTATGATTTCTTGTAGCTTTCGATAAGGCGGTCAACGCGCTCGATTCTTGCATCGATTTGCGGGCTGGGCACGTCCCCGGGTATGTTGGTCAACGTCTCGCGGTAATCCCACAGCGCGGTCAGCACGATGTGGGTGTCCATTGCTCCAAGTCTGACAGCCATCTCACCACCCCATTCCGAAGCCGAATAGGAAGCCCACGTACAGCAGGCCGAAAATGCACAAGATGCCGATCAGGTCGGCGGCGATGTCACGGATACGCATTACTTGGTCTCCTTGTTAGCGTTGATGGCAGATGCCAAGCGCAGGCGCAGTTCGGCGCGGCGCAGGTAAAACATCATCTCGCCAATGTCGTGGTAGTTTGGGTCACGGTTTGAGTAACTGCTCTCAATGTCGCGGTCGATGCACTCCAGAGCCGCCTCGGCCTGCTCCAGCGTGATGAGGATGGTTTGTTCTGACATGTTGCTCTCCTATCAAAACGGCGGCTCTTCGCCGGGGTAAGTTGGTTTCCACTGGGGCGGCGCGTAGGCCGCTGGCTGCGGGCGGGGTGCTGGCTGAGCGATGACGCCCAGCCTGTTGAGTTCGAGTTCGAGGTCGGTCATGCGTCAAGTCTGCTTAAAAACATGCCGCTGGCTTTTAATGATGCGATGGTTTCGTGAAATCCTGTTGCCATATACAGCATCCACCCACGATCACCGTTCGCGTAATCAACGCCATACATCCACTCCACACCGCCGATATCAGCATTGCGGAAGAAGCGTGTGCGCCGACCGAAAGCAGCGCCGTTGTCGTGATATATTTCTGTATCGTATGCCATTGATAGTCTCCTTGTTTGTTGGCCTTCAAGACGCCAGCCCCGCAGGGCTGGCCGCTGGGTGGTCACTGTGGGAACTTCCAAGTGAAAGCCAGTTTGCCTTCTGCATAGTTTGCAACGCATTCATGCTTGCTGATCGTTTTGCGAATGCAGCTTCCAAGCGTGTATGCAGCCTTGCGGGCTTCTTCATAGGCTTGTTCAGGTGTTGCGCCCTTGCCGACTACGACGTTGCCGTTGAAGGTTGCTGCTTTGTGTTCGTATGTGGTCATGGTGGTCATCCTTGTTTGCTAGTTGATAAGGGCATCATAAGGGTTGCTCAAAGCGTGTAAACAGAAAAAACGAACTTTACATCAATTATTTTTGTCTTTAGGTCTAGTGCTGCCAGAACACAGGAGGATTCTTAATGATGGCTCAAACTAAAATCCGGCTATGGTGCGCGCAAGACGGGCGCAAGCTGGGCTGGCTCGCAAGAAAAGTTCCAGTGGCATCGTCCAGCCTTTCTCGCTGGATGACAGGCCGCGTGGTGCCTTCCGCTGTCTACCGCCACCGTCTGGCCGACATCACGGGGATCGAAGATTTGCGCTTTGAACGGGAATGGGTGTCCAAGTGAACCGCACCGAAATACTCGATACCGCCAAAGAATACGTCACCAAGGATCGGCAAGGAACACATGGTGACGCCGAGGCCAACTTCGGTCTGATCGCGGCTTACTGGTCGGCCCACCTCGGGCGCAACATCAAAGCCCATGACGTGGCCGTGATGATGACCCTACTGAAGCTGGCCCGCGCCAAGGCCAATCCTGCCCACGCGGACAACTGGATCGACGGCTGTGGCTATCTGGCCTGCGGCGGAGAGGTAGCCGATAAGGAGAAAGACATGCAGGCCAAGATGCTGGTCGGCTTGAGGGGCGAGGCCCTTTGAGGCTCGAAAGAAGCAAAGCAGAATGG